GAATAGCGAATAGACTATCTGTTGTATTGTTTAAAAAGCTAACTGTATTTACACCATCAGTTGTCTGAATACCATAAAGCAACTGTATAGACTGTCTTTCGCCTATAGCATCAGAACCATTGTTACCACCCAACACTATTGAGTTATCGGCTGTAGCTTCACCTAAAGTACCTGAAACGTTAGCATTGTTTACTCCATTGTCTATTGCATTATTACTCCCTGTTATAATACTATTCCTAGAAAAACCTCTAACAGTATTACTTTCACCCATTACTAAAGTATTATTAGTTCCTGTTTGTGTTGAGTTATTAGAACCAAAAGTTTTATTGTTTTCATTAGCAAAAGCTCTATTTAAATTTGTATTATAAAGAAAAGTTGAGCAAGTACCTGTAACTTTATTATATGTGTAACCATAAGCTTCACATTGTAATTGATTTGGTGTTATTTGATTTGTTCCATCAGTAAATGTTACTATTCCTAGACCTGAAACAGATGAAGGCTTAACTGTATAGCCTGTTAAAAATGGCGTTGTTCTTACTTTAGTCATTATGGTATAAGTATAAATTCTACTGTTGCTAAGTCATTTGGCTTGTAGTCTATCTTGTTTACTTTAAAGACTCTGTTCTTTATAAAGACTGTGTCATTGAACTTAAATGTATTAATGTCAGAAGCACTAAGATTTACTTTAATAGTCATAGTCCTAGTGTTAGGATTGTAAAGCTCATTTAAATAAGGAAGCCAATATAATTCAAATAAGTTTTGATTTGTAGGGTCTCCCACGCCAGGCAATAATTGACATATACCGAAATGAAAATCTAAAGTAGTTGAAGGAGTAGCACTTGAAGTAGGTATTGAAGACAAATGACTAAACTGAAGAAAATTTGTTTGATTTTCACTACTTAATCCATTTTGTGGAGGTATATAAAAAGAAGCTCCCGTTGGCTTTTTTCCATTGTTAAACATTATTCTTGGACTATTTTCAAAACCTTCTGAAGTTCCATCATCATTCATAGCATAAATTGCAGGAGTAATAAAATTAGGGAAATTACCTGACAAAGGTTTTACTACTGTAGCTGCAAAAGGTTCTGCTATTATTTCATCTTCTCCTTCTAATATATTAAATTCATCAGAAACAGTAAATAACTGACTTCCGTACAAATGACCGCCTACTTGATTTTTATATTGCATAAAAGCTGCATCATCATCATCTTCTACAAACTTAAACATTGTTTTTCTATTTAAGTCAGTCAAAGGTGTTAGTTTCATTTGCGATACATCTATCTTTTCAGTCCAATTTAATTGAACACTATCATCACTATTTATAAATACATCTGCATAAGGCTCTATCTTTATATTGTTAGGATTGTCTTCATCAGGTAAAGTTACTAAGTTAAACATTGTAATCAATCCTTTTAAAAAATCCCATTGTCCTAATTCACCTCTTAGAGTTTGTAAAAAAGAATTATTTGTAGCAGCTGAAGCACTAGTTGTTACTAAAGTAACACCATACGATGAATTAATTGTTCCTATTTGAAAAGTATTTGTTCCTGCTGAATCACTTTTAAATTGAGGTGTTAAAGTATCTCCTGTATTTAAGATTTCTGATACAGTACCTGAAAAATACAAAATGTTTGTTCCTACTCCGTTCACAGGAGTTAAATTTATATAAGAGGTAACACCTCCTTTTACCATTTCCCATCTAAACTCTCCTGTCCAAGCACCACTACCTGCTATAGAAAATACATAGTTTTGCGAAATATTATAACTTTGATTGTCAAGCAAAGCAGTATAAACCCCTCCACTATAACCAATATTAGTGGCAAAATTATTATCATTTGTTTGTATTGTTGCAAAAGAAGTTGTTGCTATTTGGTTTGGGTCTATAAGACCTTCCCCACTTTCTAATATACTAAATGGATTGTTGTCAGAACCCCAATTAAAGTCCATATACAGCTTATTAAAGATATCTTCATTAAAAAAAGATGATTCATAAGTAAAATCTGTTGCTTCAAATATTCTATCTATTATGTATTTTATATTTATAAAAGGTCTAAATACCTGTTCTAAAGATGTAAGTTGAGGATTTCCGTTATTAGGGCCTGTAGAATTAGTGTTATTAGATAATATAAAATCCCCATTCCAATTTACAAAAGGGTATCTTAAAGTAGTATAAGGGTCTCTAAAACCTGATGTACTTGGATTTGTGTAAACAATACTAGCATCAGGGCTGTCATTCCAAGTTTTTTTTATATTTGTCTTATTGTATTCGTGTTCTAACTCTGTAAAATTTAAATCTCTAAAAGTTCTTTCTTGTAAGATGTCAGCTAAAGCTATTACTTCAGAATAAAGATTTACATCATAGCTTATTTCTCCTTCTTTATCTGTAATATTTAACATTCTTAGATATCCTTCAAATAAAATAAATCCATCTTGCTTTAATACACACTTTGTTTTTTTATAAGGATTAAATAAAAGGCTACCAACTTCTAATTCTCGTGTAATTTCAAATATATGGTCAAAGATTTTATTGTTTCTTTTTGTAGCAGGAAGATTAAAAGCCTTTGAATAAGATTGTACTTTTTCTGCTACATTTTTAAAATCGTCAACACTCAAAGTTAATGGCAAGTCTTCATCTTCATACAAATCTAAAATTACTTGTCCATCTCCTAAAATCTGAATTACTCCTGAAGGTTGTGTTGGTGCAGTAGTAATGCTTATTTTAGAAATATTAATAATTCCATTTATAGAAGTATTAGCACCTATAACAATAGTATCTTCTGTAGAGTTAGCCGTAAATTGAAATGATATGACTGTACTACTTAATACACTTGTTGGAAAAGGTTGTGAACTTTGGAAAACAGTTCCAGAAAATATTGATAAATTAAAACCATTTCCATTAATTAATAAAGTACAATCTATTTCAATATTATATACAGCACCGACTGTAAGGTTTGAAAGCTTCTGTAAAATTCCTTGTTGATTAGTAGTAGGTGTTACAGAAATAGTTAAAACACCAAATGATTGAGAAATTCCTGAACTTCCTACCTTGTACCTTTTCCAAGTATTAACAGGTAGCGTAGGATTGTAGAAATTTATTGCTTCTTGCGAACCATTAGGTTGTCCTACAAAAAAACTTGTTGAAGCATTGACAGTACTAAAATTAATTCCATCAACTAAAACAGCATTAGGAATATTAGTAGAATTAGTTAAGCCTTCATAGTTTTGTGGGTATACTATAAGTTGTACTGACATTATATTGATTGAGTTCTAAGTGTTTTACTTTTTTCAACTTCAAAAGTATATTGAATTACTTTATCATTTGCTACAGTCTTTCTTGTGTAGCTAGAAGTTGTAAGCCTAACAGATGTTACATATTGATTTAAAGCTGATGTAGTTTCTATAATGTCTTCATATCCTTTTAAGATATATACTTCAGGGCTGTTTATTAAATCTTCAAACCATTCTGATTCAGCTTCATTAATAAAATCTGTATTCATAGTTACCTTTTCAGTAGCATTAACTCTAAAGGATTTCTTTCCACCTTTAAAACTATCTAATCTGTATGCTGATTCATTCCAACTTCCTTCTAATTGATTATAGGTACTTCCTTTAGTTGAAATCATTCTACTTGACTTCATTGTGAAAGTATAGTAATCCCAAACACCCCATTGATTAAGCCAAGCAAGTCGTACAGGTTTATATCCTTTTAAGGTAGGACAGTTTATATTAATAGTATATATTTGACTAACAGGATCTAAAAGTCCTTTCGCTTGAATAGTATAATAGCTAACATCAGATACTATTCCTTGAAACGTACTGCTCCAATTTCTAAGGTTACCAGGGAAACACCCAAAGAAAGTTATACCGAAAGCAATATCTCCATTATAATTAGCAACACCACCATTAGCAACTCCCCGTATAACAAGGTCTGTACCAATTGCAACTCCTGAATCATTATAGTATATAAATGATATAGCCAATAAACTCTGTATATTCATAAATGCAAGAGTTCCATAATCAGTTATGTTTGCATATTGAATAGTAGAAGCATTGGTCAAGAATTTGTTTTTAACTGTTGACAAGGTTAAAGAAGAAATATCAAAACCAAAATTTACTCCTATTTGGTCTAGCTTATCTGTATACTTTAAGTAACCATTAAAGATTTTATATGATGCTGAAGGTGCTTCTTGAACTTGTATTAATTGATTATAGGTAGGTGAAGTAAGTACTTGATCTAAATATTCAACTTTAAAATTAATAAATAAATATCTCATAGAGTTATTATTACCTGAATACTTATCAATCAAATGTATTGGGTGTGTTCTTGAAGTTGTAGTTGGTTCTTCTTTATACTCACTACCTGCTTTAGCTAAGTTATCAGCATTTACATAACTTTCAATAATAGGTCTAAAATCAAACATTCCAACTCCTGCATTATTAGGCTTAGTCTTAAAAGTCCCAACTAATTGTGTAGTTGTTCCAGGAACAGGAGGAAGATATGAGCTTATATGTACTTCAGCAACAAACTTAACGTTGATTTGATTTGCTACTATAAGAACATTTGATACTGCAAAAATTATATTTTGACCGACAGGAGTTCTGATATAAGCTGATGTTGATAAAGGTTGCTGTTCTATTATTGTTGCCATTATTTTACTTGTGTTATTGTTTCTTTATTTAAAGTATTTAAAATATCTTCTTTAACGCTTCCTAGTAGGTCTTTACCAAACTCTTTTAATCCTAGTCCTAAAGGCTTTTGGAAGAAGCTTATACCTTGTATTCCTTTTTTACCTATACTCCTTGCAATTAAGAATGTGATAGACTTACGCTTCATAAACTTTCCGCTTGCACTTCTTGGAGCTATTCCTTTTTTTACTACCCATTTATCTAAAGCACTACTAGGAGGTTGTGAATGACCTTTAGAATTTTTATAAGCAAATGGACTCTTAATAGTTTTACCTTTGTAGTCTTTAAAGCTTCTTTTAACTTTAGTACCTGATACTCCTTTATCTACAAATTGACCATAGTTAGACATATAGAATTGTACAGTAAATCCATCAGGAGTTGTAACTATCTCAAACTTAATTGAGTTCTCAAGTTTACCTCCTTTACCTGCTCTTTGTAAGTTACCCTTAGAACGATTGACTACCTGCTTACCAAAGCTTTCTAAGTATCTTTCTATATTGTCAGTATCCACTAAACTAAGCCTACAAACAATTCAACTCTTGCTGTAACTGCCGTAGTTGGTTTTACTTGTAATGAAGCTAGATTTTCCATAGTTCCGAAACTTGGACTAGTATCTGCTTCTCCTAAAGCAACTACATCACCTGAATAAAGAATATGCGAACCACCAGGTCTTATTGTAACTTGATAGTTACTTGCTGTAGTTACTACTGCAAGCTCTATAGTTACAGCTGTTTCCAAGTTAGTGATTCTACAATATTTAGTGCGATCTACATCAATAGCACCTGGAGAAGTAGAAGGTAAAGCTGCAAATACTCCTATAGTAGTTACTGCTTCTGCAGTACAAGTTACTATCCTTTCAAATACATCATTTATACCTGTTGTTGTTACTGAGTTACTAGAGCCTCTAAGGCTTGCATTTAAAGTTACTGTCTCACTGATTGTTGTTACTAAGTCTGCCATAATTTTATAAATTAATTGTTATTTTAAATTTTTTCCATCCTATTTCTATTGTTAACCATCTTAACTTCCATTTCATTAATATCCTGCACCTTTTGTCTGAACAGGTATATTGCAAGTCTGAAAGTCGTTTTGTACTAATATACCTATATTAAAAACAAAACCACAACAAAGATTATCAAACCTTTCTGAGAATGGCTCTAATGTAAATTGGTCTTGCGTAAAGTATATAGGGAAATTAATATCATTCACTCCGTCTAAAGATTGCCTTTCACTGTGTCTAAGCATTCCTATGAAGTCTGTACATATTTGTAGTGTTTCATTGAATACATCTTGTTCATTACTTAAAGTCTTGTATAGCTTTGGGAAGTTAGCATCTGCATTATTCTTAGTCCAATTATCTTTTTCTGTTACCATATCCATAACAAAGATTTGAAAATTATACGTGAGCTGACTATCTCCTGTTGTTACTGATGTTGGATTAATGTGAAGCAATGGGAACTTCTGCATCTTTTCAAGATTAATGTCAAATACATCCCCTACTGATGTTGATTTTATTTGTTCGTGATACTCACCAAGTCTAAGCAAAGTATTTACTACGTTATTATATGTTTTATTTTTAACCATTTCTTTTTACTTTATTTTGTGAGTTCAAATCTGTTTCATAACTTAACCAAGTCAAACACTCTAAAAGACTTAGATTTGTAATACTTTCTAATTTACTTATGTCCTCTCCGCACAATCTGTGCATTACTCCGAACCATCCCCATTTACTAGCAAAGTCATTACTAGCTATTGCGTCTTCGTTTCCTTCAGCAGCTCCATCAAATATAATGGCAAAATCTCTGACAATACCTTCCCTAAATGATAAAAAAAAACCAATGCACTTTGCACTTGTTCAGCTGTCATCATTTTCATCTCCTCCGTCCGAAGTGTTATGTCGCCATCATAAGCGTCTATTATGTATATGTCGTTCTTCTTTAATTTAACAGGTCTATATAGTACAGCCATTAATTCAGGAAGATTTGATTCTATTCCGTTCTTGATAAACTGCTCCACATCGGCATATTCACCGAGAGAAATTTTATCAAGGTCTGGCATAAACCCGTATTCAACATCATTGATTTCTATTATCCTTTTTAAAGTTGTATCTTGCTTTGCTTGTAGCTCTGCTATTTTACTCATTATAACTGCAACATCTGATAAGGCTAGTTCCTTTATTAACCGCTTAGGAATATCAGATAGTGCTGCTATTGTTTCAGTAGCTTCTTCTGTCTTTGTACCTGTTGCAAAATCTACTAATTTAAGCCAGGTTTCTAATGTAACATCTGACCAATTATTAATTAGTTTAAACTCTTTTACTTTGCCTTCTTTTTTAATTTTAACTTTCATACACTATATAATAGAAATTTATTGTTTTTAGTTTAACGATTTTTTTACTGCACAAAATACTTTCCTGCATTTGGATTGTCTAAGTGGTATATAATGTTGTAACGAATACCATCAATTGCGTGATTGTAGTTATCTACATATAGCTTAGAACCTTTGTCTGCATAGACGTAATTGTTTAACTCTTTAGCTATGTTGGTAGATTCAGGACTTACTATAAGCTCATAGTCTTGCATCCTAGTTATACCACTTTCAATCGTTCCTTTCTTAACTGCTTTTATGTTTACTCCTAAGTGCTTAAGGTCTGCTATTAGTCTAGGCTCTGCACTATCTGCTATGATTAATTTACTATCTACTTTGTCAAGTATTATCTGAGCAAGCTCTTGACTCTTTAATCCGTTACGATACAGGTGTTCCTTTAGGTATATCTTTTTGTGTTTCTTGTCTATTGCAACTTCAGTAAGAGAATCAGGATCTATACTAAAACCAAAGTCCATTCCACAAGAAGTCTGTAAGTCATCAGGATTAAATGAACCTATACTCCAATTCTCAAAGACTACTCCTTCAGCTTTTGCTAACCAAGAACCAAGAATAGAATGATTATATTTCTTAAAGTTATTATGCTTAATGTCTTCTACACGCTCTAGGAAGCTAGTAGATAGATTATCTTTATTATCTAGGTAGTTAGTATGAATATAACATATGTTGTCTTTAACTCCATTAAAACCTGCTTCAACTCCTCTCTGCTCAAAGAATCGTTTATATATCCAATGCTCTTTAGTTGTTGGGTTTAATATCAAGACTACTCTGTTCTGAGTAGTTTTTTCTCTAATACTTAAGTCTATCGTGTCAAATATAGTTTCGTCTACAAGTTCTTCTGCTTCATCTAATATAAAGGTATTGATACCCATTAAAGATTTTAAGTTACCTGTCTGATTTCCTGCTGATGTCTTTATACCTCTGAATAGTATTTCTGATTTGTTGCTAGTGTTTATTACTTCTGACTTGTTTACACTAAATGTATTCTCATAGCCTAGAAGTCCTATCTTCTCTAAGAACTCAGGAATGATTGAAAGGTGAGCCGAGGTCATTGTGTAACGTGTGAATAGAATCCTAACATTCCTAGACATAGTTAAGAGCGTAAGAAAGACTGTAACTGCAAAAGACTTACCACTACCCCTACCTCCTGTTATGATAAAGTATCTAGCATCTGAATTAAATAGTGCTGTGTATTTGTCGCTAAGATTCAGAGCTTATAAAGTTTATTAAAGGTACGTTAAGACTTTCTTCATTAGTAGTTACATCTACTCTTTGCTGTGGCTTACCATAGAAGTATTCAAAGTATAACTTAACAGCCCATTGTTGTTTTTGTTTTATACCTTCTTGTAAAGCTTCAAGTGCTATTCCACTCATAGGTGTTAAGTGTTCTATTAGCTTTTGTTCTTCCCCTTTACCTTTACGTCCTGCACCTTCTCTTTTTCCTCCGTGTTCCATTTTGAAATAATTTGATTAATCAAGTTGTATTATATAATAGAAATTACTCGTATTTATTTAAAACATAGTTAATTGCTGCTTATGTTTAGTTATTCTTTTCATAGCTGCTTCATAATATTCTTTGTCAAGTTCGCACGCTGTTAGGTCGTATTTCCTATTGTGGCAAGCTAAGGCTATTGAGCCTGACCCTAAATGCGTATCTAGTATTTTATCTCCATCTTTTGCGTATCGGTCAATTATCCATTCGTAAAGTAATATTGGCTTTTGTGTTGGGTGTATTGGTTTGTATTTAGTGCATCCTATACCTTTAAATATATGACCTCTATAAATACGTACACTAGAATCAAACGAAGTCCAAGCTAACTCAGCGTCAGCCATATCATTAGTTCCGTTTTGTTTGTCCCAAATTAAAAAACATCTAGTAGCTTTTAGGTTTTCTAAAAAGTAATTACCACCCCATATAATTTGGTTTTTACTTACTCTTTTTAGTTCGTCAAAGTATTTTTTTGTTGGTGTTTCATTATCCCAATTTTTTTCTTTATGTTTTAAATTTACATCGTTTGATGTTCCTTTATATAATTGTTTTGCTGCACCTATCCCATAAGGAGGGTCTACTATTGCTAAGTCAAAATAATTGTCCTCATATCTTGACATCAGTTCCATATTACATTCGTTTGTTATATTCATTTATTCGTATTCGTTTGGTAGCATTAGTCTTATGCCCAATTCAGTCATTGCCCACATTCTTATTTGGTCTGCATATATCTCAAAGGCTTTGCTATCCATTCTAGCTGTAGACTTGACTACTTGGATTCCTACATTCCTATCGTTTATCTCTATGCTATTCCATTCACTTGAGAACTTGACCTTTAGTAAGTCGTGTATCTCATCAGGAAAGTAACCTAGTTCATTAGATAAGACTTGAACGATACAACTCCAATAATAGTTATTCTGCATATTGCTTCTTGTGTTTCTTTGTTTCTTTACATCTACTAAATAGTCATTCCCTAATTCCTTTAAATAGTTTATCAAAGTTTGCTTATCTTTATCGCACTTTATCACGAACTTCATTAGTCAAAGGATTCATTGATTCCTCTTTCGCCTACTAACTTTTCTTTTGCTCCTGCCCAAAGTTTATCTCTGTTCTTAGTTAGGCTAGGTTCTGTTCTTTGAAGTGTTGGTATTCCTTCTGTTGGTTCGCTAGTCATATAAAGACCACATTTTTCGCACTCTGCTTGTTTAGTTACCCATTTTCCATCTCTATGAACTATTGTTGCTATTGCAATATCTCTAGTGTTTCCACATTCGCAAGTGTATAGTGTCATCTCTTTAATTTATCTAATTCAAACTCTAAATGATTAATTGCTTTCTGTATGCACTCAATCGGACTATCGTGTTTCTTTTCAGATCTTAAAAGATATGTTACTGCCGTACCTACGTTATAGCTAAGTTCAAAACCATCTACTACCTTCCTAGCTTCATATCCATTCGTTCCTATGTAGTAACTAGGGATTCTATTGTCTTTCATTTAGCCTGTCGTTTTCTAGTCCTCCTGTTCTTGTTTCTACCTTATCCATTTTCCACACTATCTTTTCATTTGTTTTGTTTCTTGCCCTACCTTCTATGACGCTCATAATAATAACAGTAGAAAGAAATATTGCTGTAAAGATACCTAGTATTGTAAATATAATCATTTGCTTAATAGTTTTAGTAATTGACTTGAAGTATATATTCTATCATCTCCATCATAGTTTTCGTAAATCATTGTGAAGTTGTCATCTTTCCAAGTCCATAGACTTCTGACATTATTTTTAATATTGTCTTTCAATATCCACTTTATTGTTTTGTAAGTTCTTTCCATTATTTTAAAATTAAAGTTATATGTAATCCTTCTTGTTCATCTCCTGAATCTGATATTATTATCTCCATTTCTTTTAGTTTGTATTGGGGAGGTAACCACACCCCCCCACTACTACTCAGGTCTGAAAAATTAAAGCTTTTAGGTCTTACCCTTTATTTATTAATTATTTCCTGAGTATTCTTTATATATCTTTTTTATACCATCAAAACAAGCTGCTATACAAGAACCACAATTAGTTCCTGTTGAGTAGTTAGTATTGTAAATTGTATTATATAATTGTATCATCTTACTTTTTGCTTCTTGGTCTTTAGCTCTTCCTGTTTTTAAGTCATCCCATAAAATTATAATCTCTGCAATTATTTCTTCAGGTATATCAGTTCTAACTTCTACCTCTAATGTCTTACTCCAATACTTCTTTGGACATTCCATTGGTGCAATACGTGCTTTGACTTTCATAAAACAAAGACAAACTTTGCAATTTCCTAAAAGGCTTGAATAGTGTGTACAACCTTTACAGATAGCAATTCTATCTTCATATATTTCTTGAGGTACAAAAAATTTATTCACTTAGCTTGTATTTTAATTGTACTCTTACTTTATCTATTGTAGTAAACAAGCTGTTTCTACTAATTCCTGTCTTCTGAGCTAGTGAGCTTAATGTATTTCCTTCACTATAGTATAATTCAAATATTTTTTGGTCGTACCAAGAAAAAGATTTTAAAGCATTATCAATCATTTCTAATTTTTCCCATTGATTATCTACATCTTCAACTAAGGGTAAATTATATATGCTTTTGTGAAAATCATTTTTTTTATATTGCATATAAACTCCTGCAAGGTTTGTGTAATACTTTTTATACTTATAATAGTAATTACTTCTTGGACTTGTTAATGCACGTCTTAAGGCAACTGCTGCATAATTCGTTACTCCTTTAATCCCATCATTTTCATAAATAGTCTTTAATGTAGTAGGATTCATTTGCATTAGATAAAGCATAAGTTCTTGTACACTTTCATTTACTTCATTCTCGTCTGATGTAAGTCCGTAAGCCATAGTCCTAAACTTATCTGTTAGCTTTGATATTTCTAAATATATCTCAGTCATTAATTGGTTCTATCTTATCAATCTTATTTACTGTATCCTGTACTAATTCGTCTAAAACAACTCTGTAAGATCTTACTACTGCTGAGTTTCCTTTAGTTTCTACTCCTGCAAAGAATCCATTAGTAGCAACTGCTAAGTTTATAGGTATAATAGTAAGCCATTCCCAAAATAAATTTTCTTTATTTCCTTCTCCATATCCGTTGTGATACTCTATTATAATTTGTACAACTTCTAAGTAATTTTCATATCTATTTTTAGTGCTTACTTCTTTTGCAAATTCTTTACACATTGAAATATATGATTCTATTATTACTCTGTGTTCGTTATTTGCATAGATTGGTTCTGTCATACGCCAAAGATACTTAATTAGTTACGCTATTTGCTTTTCTTCTTTTAAGTTTTTAACAAGGTTTTTGTAATAACTTATCTGTTCTTCATATTCTACTCTTGATACTTTATGTATAGTCCTAGCTAAGCACTCTAATTCTTCTGCCGTTCCCTCGCCATACTTAGCATCTAAATTTATTCCGAACTTAAATTGTTCGCCTTGTGAAAACATATTACACTTAATACATTGAACCTGACAATTATCCTCGTGGAATCTTGTTGCTGTATGTTTCCTAGATTGAAAGTGTCCGTTCTGCATTCCGTCTTTATATCCTCTGACTATACCACAAGTAAAGCATTGAATCATTCCGTATTCGTTAGCCTCCCTAAGTCTGATGTATAGGCTAAACCATTTGTCAAGCTCCTTCTTTAGTTTACTAATTGTCTTTTTCATTAAAACATTTGTATTTGTTGTTGGTGTCTTTTAAGTCTTTTCATTGCTGCGTCAAAATATTCTTTGTCAAGTTCACAAGCTGTTAAATCATACTTCAGGTTATGACAAGCTACTGCAATACTTCCACTACCTAAGTGAGTGTCTAATATTTTATCTCCTTCTTTTGCGTAGTTCATTAATATCCATTCATAAAGTTTAACAGGCTTTTGAGTTGGATGTATTCTTTTTTCTTTATTCTTCATATCTTGCTGTAGCATCCCTGACCATCTCCAACTTATTTTCCTTACGGCAGTTTTAAAACTTGTATAAGCTAATTCACAATCTGCAAAGTCAGTTCCTCCGTTTACTTTATCCCATACAATCCAACAAGGACTACCAAAAGGAATTTTATTTATAAAATGATTAGCACCCCAAATTATTTGGTTTTTTGAAATTCTCTTTAGCTCTTTAAAATACTCTAAATCAGGAGAGGACTTATCCCAATCTTTAACTGTATAATCTATTTTTTTAGCAACACCTCCTCCCTTTCCTTGTGATTGATTACCTACATCAATACCATAAGGAGGGTCTACAATAGCTAAGTCAAAGTGATTATCTTCATACCTAGACATTAGTTCCATATTGCACTCGTTACTAATTTTCATATCCTAAGTCTTTACGCCATTTGTCTTGCAATATGCCCTTTCTTAAATTATACTTATTTCCTCTGTATTTAGGTTCTTCTTCCTGAAGCTTTGCCCTTGCTCGTTTAATACTAGGAGCAGATGTAAGTTCATTATTTGAATACATCCTTAAAAATTCAACAGCTTTTATTTTAAATAAATTACACTTAGCATCTATTTCTTTTGACCAAATGTTAGCAGCTAATCTATTGTCATCATCTCTTAGACTTGGACATTTATCTAACCAATACTTAACTTTATCTTTTGTTTTCATCTTTTTCTTCTTTAGTTTTTCTAATTGATACCCATTTATTTGGTCTGTAAATTCCAGGCTGTGGAAAGCCAAACATCATCTGAAAAGTTCCTATCTTTTCAGGACTGTAT